TTCCGACACGACGTTGCTTGCAAGCGCGCGGCGTTCTTCCGGCACAGATTCAATCGTAGATTTCAATTCCTTTTCGGTCAGAATCCGAATCGGCTGGTTCTTCTTCCGTGCCATTGCACGCCCTCCCTTGCAAAAAAATATAGGGCCGCAAACCGCCGACATCCATCGACAGTTTACGGCCCCACTCGGCCCTTAGTGCAGACCATTTACTGCACCGCGCTTTTTTTCACTTTTCGCCGCACTTCCAAAACGATGATTTCACCGTTCTTTCGGCGCTTGATCTCGGCTGTGTTGCCATGTTCCAGTATGGCGCGCACAGCTTCAATTACATCGTCTGGCAACGTCCGTTCACCTCCGCCCGGATTCCTGCAAAACAGGAACAAATCTGTTTCATCTGTCAAGACCCCCCGGTCATGTGAAAATAACCTGTGTGTTCTTTGTGGCTCACTCCCTCGGTTCTATGGCAAACCGGGCTAGGGCCTGCCTAGGGGGGAGTAGTGCCGCTGGCGTTGGCCTTGTCCGCTGGCCGCGGCTGGCCGTTTTCGTCAAAGTAGTAAAGATTTCCACCGTCATTTTCAATTTTGTTGTGGCAATCGTGGCAGACATACAGGAAGTTCGCCGGATTCAAAGCAATGTCCGGGTCTGTGATGTTCTCCGGCGTCAGCCATACTTTGTGATGGACGATGTAGCCGGGCGCATCTCTGCATATCTGACACAAGCCGCCGTCAATGTTGACGCGGGAAGCGACGAACGCCGCGCGGCACTTGCGCCACTTTGTTGATTTGTAAAACGCTTTCGCAAATGCCTGTGCCATAGTCCACCGTTGGTGTTCCAGTAGAACACGAAGCAATCCGCCGGGGATTGTGTAGTATAGAATAGTTACTGCTGTGTGATGTGTAGCGGAATCGAACCGCCGCGCTGTGCGCCATACCTTGCACACCATATAATCCCGGATTGCCCGCCGGGCCGGGTGTCGCCATAGAATAGGAGGAAGAAAGGCCGTCAGTGTTCCCAACTGACAATTCCACTATAGCACACTTGAAATCGCTTATCTGGCCAACATTATGAACAAACTGTAAACTTTAGTGCTTAGGGCTTGCATCTGGAATAAGGCCAGCTTCAAGGGCTAGTGTGTAGCAGTATTCGCGCTTGTAGCGGCGGAAAGTCTTTTCGCTGATATTCAAGTCGAACTGCCGCAGCAGAGTTGCGACGCTGGGTCTGCGCGGGTGCTTGACGTTCACCTTGATGGCAGCAGCCAGACGGTGCGCTTCGTCCTGCTGGCCCGCCGGGTATTTGTCGAAGATCATCTGTTCCGTAGTACACAGGGCTGAAAGATACGGTTCCGTTTTGGCCCCCTGTACCAGCCCTGCGCAGACCTTGACGATACCGGGCGGCAGGGTGTAGCGGTTCATGGTTCACGCTCCTTGCACTCGTCATAATCTTCATCATCTGGAATTTCGTCGTGCATTGCATCCTGTGCGTCAATCAGCCGCATTGGTATCCCTCGCTTTCTCAAAATAGAATTTGATCGCTTTCGGACTTTCCAGCACATTGCCGTAAACAACGCCGACCTTGTAAATGTAGTTCTCTTGCAGTTTTCGCGGAATCTCCGCAATATACCGTCTGAATGTTTCAATGTCGTGGGCGCGCTTGTAGTGATTGCACATACGGCAGGACGGCATAAGGTTTTCAATGTCGTCCGTGCCGGAATCCTCTGGGTTCCACGCCCTCTGCGGCTTGAAGTGGTCTACCTGCATATCATTGTAGGCAATGTGGCGGCCACAGTAAGCGCAATGACTGTCAAATTTCTTGTACACCGCAACGCGGGTCTTTTTGCTGATTGACACGGCTACACATCCCTTCTATCTTCGCAAAATTCTTTTGCTGGGCAAAAATGGCAATCTTCGACATGTTCAAGACAAGTAAAGCCAAGATATTTAACCATGTTTATTCTGTCCTGCGGGTCGCACCAGTCCATTTCGGTTTTTCCGGGTGTGTAGAATTGGTCAGCGCCGGGCTGACGGTGTACTTCAACATCCAGAAAGTCACTGCCCCAGAAATTTTCTGTTGCAAGTGCTGTCGTTTTGGCTTTTCCCGCTGTTTCCGCAAATACGATAGCGGTGGCATCGCCGTATTTTTGATGTACGTTCCATGCTTTCATTCTGTGCCCTCCGTATCCGCCGGGGATTGTGTGACAGGCTCTTTCTGCTGCCAGTAACAGCAGCCGTCATCGCCGTCCGTGAAGTCGGCACAATAGGGGCTTGCGCCGCAAAAGCATACGCCTTTGAAATCTTCCCAATACAGGCAGGTTTCACAGCGCAGGGGTTCAGATGGGGTTCTACTCATTTTTGTGTTCACCTCCGAAAATTACAACCATGCTTGGAAACGGGGCCGCGTTTTGACAACTGCCAAATTTCAAGCGACCTTTGATAAACCTGACTTCCGTTTTTCCATAGATGTAATCGTGAAACCAGCGTGTATCAGTGCGGGCAGGCAGTAGCATAACGACAAATCCCCCCCCGAAGCAGTGTCGTGAGCCTTTTTGACCCACTGGCCAACGTTCCGCCCGTATGGTGGATTGCACCACACTCGGCCTGTCCAAGGCTGGTCAAGGCCGTTTTGCTCTGGGGTGTAATAGGCCGCGCATTTTGCATTTTCCTTGACTGCGCAGGCATCCAGCGTGAAATGGAATTCGGCGTCAAGGGCATCGAAGAAATCCTGCGGCGTTGCCCACATATCGGTTTTGCTGGAGTAAAAGACGGCGCTGTTCATGTCGGCTTCTCCATTTTCTCAATCTCGTGTTTCAACTTGTTCAGATTAAAGTCCATTTCACCGACAAAGCGCAGGCACAGATCATGATTGATGCCGTTGCCCAGATTAGTATAGATATATTCCATGCCGTCACGGGTAAAGTCTGTGTGGCAGAACTGGTTTATGCCGTTCAGATGGTATTTCACACTTGCCGGACTGTAGGACTTACAGGCTTCGCGGCTGCACCATTCAATAATTCTTGCGTTAAGTTCTTCTATCGTGTCCGCACCGTACAGCGGTACGGTGGTATTGCGCGCCGGATAGACAATCAATTCAAGGCGCAGATTCATAATTGCTTTCGGAAATGCGTATTGCAGGGCACACCGAACCGCCTGATCTAATAAGATACCCTTTGCGCAGACAGGCGGCGGGGTCACGGTGGGTTCTGCTTTGATAAGCGCCCGGAAACTTTCAACAGCAAAATTGCGGGTCATAACGTGGTTGCTGTCGTTGCTGTGGGCGGGCAGTTTGCTTTCAAGGCTGTCGGCATTTATCATTCGCATTTTTCATCCCTCCAGTCGTGCGCAATGTTCGACGATGATATTTTCCTTGCCCGCCGGGGTGTTGCGGGTATATTTTTCACACCGATAGGCGGGGCAGTCATCATGCAGGCACGGCATAAAATATTCATTCCTGAATATTGCATCTGGAATTGTGGCAGATGGCGTGGTTACGCCGTGAACACGGAACGGGCACACCATGCGGCTTTTTTCTTCTTCCTTGTGCATCATGGGTTTACGCCTCCGCATCGCCAATCAGCGTACCGCCTATGCCGGTGCCGTAACGGTCACGCAGCAATTTTGCAAACAGCCACGCCCGCGCAATGGTTCTGAATGTGTAAAAACATGGTTCCGGGTCAGCGCTGGCTCTGTTGTAAATCAGAGCCAATGCGCGGAAACAAACATCGGCGTTGCTCGGATTTCCGACAATACATTTTTTTACCATATCAAACGTATCGCTTGCCGCGCGCTTGTCGCCGTGACCGGTGACGGACATAATGGTTTTGATAGCTTTCTTTCGGGTCATAATTTCATTCCTCCAATAATTCAGCCGCGTACAATGCGGCGCAGTTCTGTTTCTATCAAGAGGTTTTCACACTGCTTTTTTGCGAAAAAATGCGCAAGTAGCAGTATGGCATTAAAGCATCGTGGTGCTCTTACCTCTGTGTCCGTTCACAATTCCTGTGCAACTGCTTTCTTTTGCGAATCCTCGTATACCGGCAAATACGGATGCACCACGATCTGACAGCCGCACATAGGGCAATCGAAGGCATCATGCAGGCCGTCAACAATGGCTGTGTCGCTGATTATGGTTCCTTCATTGTAGTAATGAAATCTGCCGTAGTTGTGCTTTCCAACTGCAATGTAGCGGCTGCTATTATACGGGATGAATTTAAAGCCGCATACCTCGCACTGTATATCATGTGGCAGATTGTCATCTTTCGGTTTCTCTGGCGGCAGGGGTGCGCAGTATGGTTTTGCATTGAGAGGTTTTTTCAGCTTTTTGCGCGAAAAAAGCTTCTTGCAAATGAAATCTTTGTTACCTTCAAGGCCAGCAAGGCCAAGAAAGACTCCAACGACGATCAGAGCAGCAACCGCAATCGCTAAAACTGCAAAAACAACTTCTTTCATTGTCACACCTCCCATGTGAACGGCAGACCAATCCTGCACCCCTCGCGTTGTCCATTGCAGAAATAGAAGTCGCACCCTTCGCAGCACTCGCCGCTGCCGTGGGCTTCACAGTAGTTACTAAGATCGCGGGCCGCGTCAATCACGTCATCGCTGGCGGTAGGCTCTGTGCTCTCGACGGCGGGCGATTCTTCCTGCACGATGGGCGCGGGGGTGATCTCCGAAGATTCGGACGCGGCATCCGCCAGGGGTGCTGGGGTTTGGGTTTCGGTGTCGGGGGTCTGCTTGGGGGTGCAGTGCGTGCAAGCCGTGGGGCAAGTGGTTTTTTCAAGGCACAGCTGACAGCATCCAGCGCATCCGATCATTACACCGTTTTTGACATGGGACAAAATGCCATCGGCATTGTCGCACATACCGTCTACGGTATCTGTGCAGTTATCGTTAATGAATGTCGCATATCTTTCTGCACGGGTCACAGGTGCTTTTTTCGGCTCTGCGGTTGCTTTCTTCGGCATCGGTTCGGGGGTAATGCCTACGCCTGCACAAGCTTTTACGAACTGTGCCCATGTGTACTGTACGTGCTGACCGCCCAAGTAGAAGCGGATGCCCTTTGCGCTGGTATCCGTGATGCCGCCGCAGCGGTTTGTGCCGCCCGTTGTGGTGGCAAGTGCTTGCAAGGCAGCGGCGCTGAAATGTTCCAGCTTGCGTACCCATTTTTTATTTACAAACTCTTTTGCCATAGGCAGCACCCAGTCTGGGAATGTTTCGGGAACAGATTCTTTCTTCTTGCGCACCGCTTCCATTGTAGGCACAGGATAGGTTGCGGCGATCTCTTCCTGCTGACGGTTTGGCAGGCTGCTAAGTTCATAGGCAACCTGCGTGCCGATGGTGCCCGCTTTGTAACGCTGCATCAGCGTGGGGCACAGGTGCTTATAGATGGCCTGATACTTGCCCGCTTGCGCCGAAGAAATGCCAAGTGCCGCCGCAACGGCAGTGCGGGTCTTGCCCTCTACCTTGCCGCCGTTGGCCTTGAACTCTTTTGCGATTTCGGCGGTCTTGACGGTTTCCATCATGTTTTCATATTCGGTTTCTTTGCGGGTGGTGCGGTTCATAAGGATAAGCCGCGCTTGGTCGGCCAGCGCTCCTAAACTGGATGTGATCTTCACGTCAACTTCGGCCCAGCGTTCCGGGTCTTTGGCGTAGAGGGTCAGCAGGGCCAGACGGCGGCGGTGTCCGCCGGTCAGACGGTATTTGCCAGATTCATCCGCCGGGCGGACAACTAAGGGCTGTTCCAGCCCGAAAGCATCAATGGCAGCGGCCAGTTCTTCAATGCCGTCTGTTTCGTAGAAATTTTCGGGGTCTGGCAGGATGTCGGCCAGTTTGATGCGCGTAAAGTGATCTTGTTCCGGCTGGGTGCTGGCGGCGCTCAAAACATCTTGAATCAGATTCATGTTGGTTCCCTCCGAGTGTTCCAATGGAACACCAAAACAGCGATTTATTTCTTCTTTTCGGCGGTTTTGCGGGCTTTATTACCTGTTTTCTGCCATTTCGGCAACATTTCGGATAAGGCCATAATGTAGAACTGTGCGATAATATCCCGTGTATCATCGGGCAGGGTTTCAAACTGTCGGATGATGTCCTGCCGCATCTTGGCGGGGTCGGATGTCTGGGTGCGCCGGATGGGCGCTTGCTTGTTTTTCACAAAATTACTTCCTTTCCGGTTCTGGTATCAACTTGCACAGGGCGGGTTCCTTTCAGTGCAAAATCTGGGTTCGTGGTGCGGTGGCATTGCAGATTCGGTTCATTCGGGTGGTTGGCGGCGCACCATTCATGTTTACAGGCCGTGTTCTTGGCAGGGTCACATTCGTACAGGATAATTGTGCCGTTGGCGGCAATGTTAAGATCAATCATCGTTTCCGTCCTTTCCTCTGGTTGTATAGGCCGTTTTTGCGAACATCCTTGCGGATTTTGTCGCCGCGCTCGGAATCAGCAGCGTCAAGGATTCGTTCAGCTTCGCGGGCTGTCTGTATCTGGTTGCATACTTTGCGGTATTCGGCATAGTCCGTGCAGGCGGTGTGGCAGTTGATGGCCCGCCGGGCGCATCGGTAACAGGGTGCATTCATGTTCGTTTGTCCTTGATTTTGTAGCCTGCGGCTTTCATGGCTTTCTGATCTTCGGGGGAAGGGATGCAGGCGGGGTCGTTGGTCTGCATCATAACGCGGCCATCCTTGGCAAGCACCATAAAGAGGGCGGCGGGCAGATCAGAGCGGCAACAACTGTTCACAGCCCAGCACCTCCAACACTTCATCCGCCAGCACGCGGAAATCTCGGGCGGCATTACTCCAACGACTGTACAGCGACAGCGGCTTGCCCGCGTCGTTTCCGTTTTCGACTTTCTGTGTGCTTTCGCGGACAACCGTGCCCAGTAAGTTAAGGTCGGTCACATCGGCGATTTTCTCTTTTTGATCGGGGCGAAAGCGGGTAATAAGGGCGTAGGCTTTCAGCTTTGGATTTTCCTGCTGGGCCGCTTCGATTTGCTCCCATACCTCGGCAAGACCCTTGCGGGCGTTCTTGTCCAGCGTGATCGGCACGATGGCAAGGTCTGCTGCCATAAGGGCGTTGATGCTTGCCATGTCGATGTCCGGGGCGCAGTCCACAACAACGAATTCAAGCACACCTTCATTTTCCGCAAGGTAGCGGCGCAGACGCTTATCGCGCCCGCTGGACGTGTCCAGCAACAGGGAAATGTTCGACTTCATAAGGCGGTAGTCGCTGGGCAGAATACGAAGATGCGGATACGGCTTCCCGCTGGCGTGCAGGGCCGGAAGTGCAGCGTGAAGGGCGCAGGCATCAGCGGCAGTCTTGGCCGTCAGCACATCGCCCAGACCGTGGGTAAAATCGTGGATGCTGTAGAACTCGGTGCTGTTGCCCTGCTTATCGGCATCAATCAGTAGTGTCTCGCCGATGTTGGAAAGTTCGTATGCAAGGTTTGTTGCGGTGGTGGTCTTGCCGACACCGCCCTTTAAATTCAAAATGACGATGGTTTTCACTTTTTCTTGCTCCTTTTCTTCTTTGGGCGCTGTTTAGCTTTGGTACGGTCTTTTCCGGGTTTGGCGTAATAGTTCATCATGGTTTCAAAGCGGCGGTACGCACTGCCGCAGTGGCGTTTCTTGCTGTTGTTCACGTTTGGTAATCCTCAATAGACATTTGACCGGGTAGCTGGCCGGGTTCGTTTTCCCATTCCACGCCGATGTAGTCGAGTACGCGGCCCCATCCATACCAGTCACCATTATCGTCACGACAAACATGGCGCATCCAGAATTCCCATTCTTTGGGGTTTGCGCTGCGCAGGCGATCAAACCGGTTTGGGCGCTGTTCCAGCTGGATGCCGAAACCGCACATCGTACAGCCTGTGCGCTGCGCAAGGGTGGTGCGCAGCGTTCCGTCCTTGTCTCGGACAATCTCGCCATATTCCGCCGGGATGGGAACATTCAAATCAAGGGCCAGTTGCAAAATGTCTTGCCTGCTGAATATGGCGAACGGTGCGCTTCGGATGGTGCTTTTACCGTAGTAATTGCACCCGTGCATCATAAGGCTTTTTTCTCTGCGTCCGCCCTCGGATGCCATCAAGCCAAGATACGGAACGCTGTTGTGTTCTTTGGCCCAATCGTCACACGGTTTTTCTTTGAGATAATAGCAGCAGCGTTCAGACACCTTGAACGGGGCCGCAGCATACCCAAGTGACGCGCCTTCTTCATCTGCGCCGCCGAACTTTTCAAGCCATCTTTGGCTTAGTTTCATTCGGCTGTTTTTCTGGAATCCACCATATTCGCCTGTTTCGCCCGTAATGATTGCATGGCGAACAGTGGCGTTTTTTGGTGTCGGGTTTTGTAACAGACTGATCTTGCCCGCAATCTCTTTGCTAAGCACGGGCCAGCCCAATTCTTCAATGACTTTGGTTTTCGGTTTCAGAGGTTTCAAGAAATACATGCGGGGTACGGGCGGGCAGGCATCGTGCAGGGCCTGTTCCTGCGCTCTGGTATCTGGGTCTGTGATGGTGTCGATCTCATCCTGCGGCAGGGCCATGTGCGCGCCCAGGCATTCCCGCGCCGAGTAGGTGTTTTCCATTTCGGCGGCAATCTGCTTGTGTACAGCCTGCACGCCTTTCTGTTCTAGGGAAGAACAACTGACACAGGGAACATGTACGCCGCACGCTTCAAGGAAGTAATGCAAGGTGATGGAATCCAAACCACCAACTGATATGTGACAGTTCAGGCCCATTTCGCTGCATTTGTCCTGATAACTGCGGGCGACATTTTCCGCATGGCGAATTTTCTGTTTGTAGGTGTAGTTTTCCTGCATATAGCGGAAATTGCGAATGTTGGCTTCTGCGCCGGTTTCCTGCATGATCTGCTGTACTGTTTTCATGGCTGGTATTGCGGTTTGTACCGCCCCTCCAAGTAATCCGTGATGACTGCGGCGGCAGCTTCCCAGCCCTTGCAGACTTCCACGGCATAACCGGTATCACGCAAGCGGGCAATCCACTGTTTCTGTGCAGCTGATACCGTACCGCCGCGCAGACGCTTCAATTCGATGTACAGGCCGTTGTACTTGGTACGGATAATGGTATACTGGCCGCGATCAAC